TTATTTCTCTTGATGGTGCAACCATTGGATCTGGACAAATTACAGGAGTTACAAGAGGTTCTGAATCCACTATACAAGCGGAACATAATGATGGAGCATCTGTCAAGTATTTAACAAAAACTGTTGGTGTTGCTACCGTAACTGAATACATTTCATCATCATCTGCAACAAATGTTGGACTTACAACAAGTTTAACTCCAACACAACTTGCATTGAAAGTAAATGCTGGTGGGTATGTTGGCATTGGTGGAGAATTTATGGAGGTAACAAGTTTGTTATCTGGAAATTCTGCACAAAAAACTCCATCTGCTGTTGTTGATTGGTTTGATCAACAAAAGATTACTCTATCATCTAAAACACAAATTTCTTGGAACTCATTAGCACCAAGACCAGGTACATCTGAATTTGCTGCAGAAAGAAATTCAAGATTTGATGAATTACATATTGTAGTAATTGATGATGGAGGAACAATTACCGGGAATTCTGGAACTATATTAGAGAAGCATGTAGGTCTTTCAAAGGCAAAGGATGCTCTCTATTCTTCAGGTAGTCCTTCTTACTGGAGAAAGTATTTAACTAGCGCATCGCAATACATCTTTGCTGGTTCTGCACCTGCAGGTATAGTTACAACTGGTTTTGTTGAAAACTATACTTTAGCAACAGATATAGGTTGGGATCAAGAAGCACAAGATATTATTTTTGCTGGTGGTGGTGCTTTAGATCTGTCACTTAGTGGTGGAAAGAATTATGATGGTAACACTACTATTGATAACTCTGGTTCTTTATCAGTTACAGTTGGTGAAGTTGCCAGTGGATATAATGCTTTCTTAAATGAAGAAGAAACTGATATTGATTTTCTTCTTATGGGATCTGCAGGTTATGCCAAAGAAGATGCACAGGCGCTTGCATATAAATTGATTGCAATTGCAGAATCTAGAAAAGATACAATTGCATTTATTTCACCTTATAGAGGTGCAGCAATTACTGACACTTCATCACAAACGGCACAGACAATTAGAAATATTGACACAATTACAGAAAATGTAATTAGTTTTTATGCTCCTGTTACTTCATCGACATATGCAGTTTTTGATAGTGGATATAAGTACATGTATGATAGATTTAATAATACATTTAGATATGTTCCATTAAATGGTGATATTGCTGGTTGTTGTGCAAGAAATGATATTAATAACTTCCCATGGTATTCTCCAGCAGGAACTGCCAGAGGAGCAATCTTAAATGCAGTTAAACTTGCATATAATCCAGGAAAAATTCAAAGAGATCGTCTCTACACAAATAGAATCAATCCTGTAATTTTATCACCTGGAGATGGAATTATTCTCTTTGGAGATAAAACTGGATATGGTAAAGCGTCTGCATTTGATCGAATTAACGTTCGTAGATTGTTTGTTTATCTTGAAAATGCAATTTCTGCAGCAGCAAAAGATCAACTCTTTGAGTTCAACGATGAACTAACCAGAACAAACTTTGTTAATATTATTGAACCATTCTTAAGAGATGTACAATCTAAGAGGGGTATATATGATTATGTTGTAGTCTGCGATGAAACTAACAATACTCCTGCAATTATTGATGCTAACGAGTTTGTTGCAGATATTTACATCAAACCAGCGAAGTCAATCAACTTCATTGGTCTGACCTTCATTGCCACCAGAACTGGTGTTGCTTTTGAAGAAGTAATCGGCAATTTCTAATTTAGAGGTTAAATCAAATGGCAACAAGAACACAGTTTAATCCACCTCCTCTTAGAAAAATTACTGACTTCAAAAGTCAGTTAACTGGAGGTGGTGCAAGAAGTAATCTTTTCGAAGTTGTAATTTCTTTCCCAGATCTTGCGAAAGTTGAAAATGCAGTTTTAGAAAAATCTAGATTTTTAATTAAGGCTGCCAATTTACCAGCATCTCAAGTTGCAATGATTGATGTACCTTTTAGAGGTCGTACATTAAAAGTTGCTGGTGATAGATCTTTCGAAAGTTGGACTATTACAATTGTTAATGATACTGATTTCGGTATCCGTTCAGCATTTGAAAATTGGGTCAATAAGATCAATAGAGTTTCTGATGGAACTGGTGCGACAGATCCAGCTTCTTATACTGCAGATGCATTTGTCTACCAATTAGACCGTGATGGAAAGACTTTAAGAGCTTATCATTTATATGATTTATTCCCAACTTCAGTTGCAGCAATTCCAGTGTCTGCAGATAATGCAAACATACAGGAATTTACCGTAGAACTTCAAGTTCTTTGGTGGGAAGCACTTAAAGGTAATTCACCAATTTCAGGTGGAGTAGATATTAACTAATAAATAGTACATACTAAGCAGTTAAATTTATAAAATGGCAAAACTTTTTGGTTTTTCAATTGAGGACGGTGAAAAAAAATCTAATTCTATAATATCCCCCGTTCCTCCTTCAAATGAGGACGGGGTTGATCATTATATACAAAGTGGATTTTATGGGCAATATGTAGATATTGAAGGTGTTTATAGAACGGAATTTGATTTACTTAAAAGATATAGAGAAATGGCACTTCACCCAGAGTGCGATAATGCAATAGAGGATATTGTAAATGAAGCTCTTGTGAGTGATTTGTATGATTCTCCAGTTGAAATAGAACTTTCAAATTTAAATGCCAGTGATAGATTAAAAGATATTATACGCAAAGAATTTAAATCTATCAAAGAAATGATGGACTTTGATAGAAAGTGTCATGAAATTTTTAGAAATTGGTACATTGATGGTAGATTATTTTATTTAAAAGTTATCGATGTAAAAAGACCTGAAGATGGGATACAAGAAATAAGATATATTGATCCCATGAAAATGAAGCATATCAAACAAGAAAAGAAAAATAATAAAAAAACAGTAAGACTACCTAACGATCAAGAAGATATCAAGTTCCCAGAGACTGAAGAGTATTTTATATACACACCATCTCCAAATTTTCCATTAACGTCATTTAATAGCAGACCTCAAAAAGGTATTAAAATAACAAAAGACTCAATTACATATTGCACTTCTGGTTTAGTTGATAGAAATAAAGGTACTATTTTATCATATCTTCATAAAGCAATTAAATCACTCAATCAACTTAGAATGATTGAAGATTCTCTCGTTATTTACAGATTATCAAGAGCACCAGAACGTCGTATTTTTTATATTGATGTTGGAAATTTACCTAAAGTAAAGGCTGAACAATATCTTAAGGAGGTAATGAGTCGTTATCGTAATAAACTTGTTTATGATGCCAATACTGGAGAAGTGCGTGACGATCGTAAGTTTATGAGTATGCTTGAAGATTTTTGGTTACCAAGAAGAGAAGGTGGAAGAGGAACTGAAATTACAACTTTACCTGGTGGTCAAAATCTTGGAGAATTATCGGACGTTAACTATTTTCAAAAGAAACTTTATAGATCATTAAATGTCCCAGAATCAAGAATTACTGGTGATACTGGATTTAATTTAGGAAGATCATCAGAAATTCTTAGAGACGAATTAAAATTTGCAAAGTTTGTAGGAAGACTTAGAAAAAGATTTGCAAGCATGTTTAATGATATGCTTCGCACTCAATTACTTTTAAAAAATGTAGTATCTCCAGAAGATTGGGAAATGATGGAAGATCATATTCAATATGATTTTCTTTATGACAATCAGTTTGCAGAATTAAAAGAATCTGAAATGTTGACTGATAGATTAACTCTTGCAACTACTATAGAACCTTATATTGGAAAATATTATTCTACAGAATATGTAAGAAAAAAAGTTCTGAGGCAAACAGATTCTGAGATTATTGAGATTGATTTGCAAATTCAAGATGAAATACAAAAGGGTATTTTGCCTGCTCCAGTTGATGAAATGGGTAATCCAATTCCACAAGAAGGTGGAGCAGTTTCTCCGGAACAAGAGGTGATGGGAACTGGAGAAGCACCTCTTGGACAAGTTCCAGAAGAACCAGGAATTGATGCTTCTATGGTACAACCACCAGAAATTAAACCAAAAGGTGGAAAAATATAAATATCAATATAATAATAATATAAACTTATGGAAAACATTATAGATTTGATTGCTACAGATGCTTCTCCGGCAGAAATTTCTGATGCGATTAAAGGTGCACTTTTTTCAAAATCTGCAGAAAAAATTGATCAAATTCGCCCACACGTTGCAAATGCAATGTTTGGAATAGAAGATATTGAAGATACTGAAGATGATGCAGTTGATTATGATGATAATCAAGATCAGGAAGACGAATAATGACCACAAAAATTTTAGGTGCCGAAATTGCACTACCAATATTAACTGGATCTGCAACTAGTTTTAGTTCTGCTACGGTTGTTCGTCTTGTGAATACTGATAATACAACCCATGTAGTGTTTGTTGTTGAAACTCAAGGTGGAACTGGTATTGGTTCTATCACTATGCCCGGCGGATCTGTTGAACAGATTGTAAAGGCTGCAAGTCATTGCGTTTTTGCAGATAGTGCTTTAGTTAAAGGAACAAAAGTAGGATTTACAAACTAAAACAATGAAATTAATCACAGAAGAAGTATCACAAGTTAAATTTATTACTGAGGGAAAAGGTAACGATAAAAAAATGTTTATTGAAGGAATTTTTCTTCAAGGAAACATTTGCAATCGTAATGGAAGAATGTATCCAATGGAAACTCTTTCCCGTGAAGTAAATAGATATACAGAAGCATTCATTAATAAAGGTCGTGCTTTGGGAGAACTTGGTCATCCCGAAGGACCTACCGTTAATCTTGATCGTGTTTCACATAAGATTGTTTCTCTGACAGCAGAAGGAACAAACTTTAGAGGTAAAGCACAACTTCTTGAAACTCCAATGGGTAAGATTGCAAAGTCACTCATTAATGAAGGAGTTTGTCTTGGTGTTTCTTCTCGTGGTGTTGGTTCACTTAAAATGACTAATGAGGGTCATAAAATTGTTGGTGAAGATTTCATGTTAGCAACTGCTGCAGATATCGTTGCTGATCCTTCTGCTCCCGATGCTTTTGTTCAGGGAATTATGGAAGGAAAAGAATGGGTTTGGGAAGGAGGAATTCTTCGTGAAAAACTTGCAGAATCAACAAAGCGTAAAATTAATACCCTAGTTGATGAAAGAACTCTTCAAGAAAACAAAGTTTTATTGTTCCAAGAGTTTCTCTCAAATTTATAAATTATAAATAAATATAGATTATAATAAACGATCTAAAACAAATGTCCGTTGGTAAAAATTTACAAGAAATGGAAAACGTAGTAACCAAAGGCGCAAAACCTGCAGAACCAATGCAATCTGGAAACGCTTCCGGTGTCGCAACACCTGGGCAGACTGGTGCATGGGAAGATTTAGGTGGCCCTACTCCAGACAACTATCGTCCAGATGACGATTCTGCAAAAATTAAAGATCCCGCAACAACTCTTGCTCAAGTAAAGAATGTTGTTAATGCGAAAGCAGCAGCAGTTAAAGAAGAAACTGTTGATGAAGAATCTGAAACTATTTCTGAAGAAGAAGATGAAGTAGTTGTAGAAGGTGAAGAAGAAGAAGTAGCAGAAGAGGAAGTAGTCGCAGAAGAAGGTGACGAAGAGGAAGTTGTAGAAGAAGAATTTGACATTGAAGAAGATGTCAATGCTCTCCTTGCTGGTGAAGAACTTTCCGAAGAATTTCAAGAAAAGGCACGTACTATTTTTGAAACTGCTATCCGCTCAAAAGTTTCTGAAATTAAAGAAGAACTTCAAGAAACTTATGAGAATGCTCTTGTTGAAGAAGTTAACTTCATTAAACAAGAACTTACTGAGCGTTTAGATGCTTATCTTGAGTATGTTGCTGACGAGTGGATTAATGAAAATGCACTCGCAGTTGAACACGGTCTTAAGACTGAAATGACCGAATCATTCCTTTCTGGAATGAAGAGTCTTTTTGAAGATCATTATGTTTCAATCCCTGAAGATAGATATGATGTAATCGAGAGTATGGTAGATAAACTTGATGAAATGGAAGAAAAACTCAAC